ACGAAAGCTCGGAAGCTCCGACGTTATAAAAGTTGAAGGAAAACGCCGGAGCGTCTTATGTTTTATATAGCGTCTTCTCGCTCGTCCCAGCTCATCATGGTCCTCCAATAAAAGGACAATAACATGATGGAACAGTTGTGGGTGTTTGACAGGCTTTCCAGGTTTAAGGGAACCACAAGTAACCTAACCGGCCATATCCTGCCAAAATTGGTGTCAAATTTTGTTTGTGCCTACTCCGTATAAGAGTAAGGCGTCGCTGCGATAAAATTCATCAAAGTAAAGTCTTCTGCTGCTGCAGTAAGTTCGCTTGCGACATAAGTTGCGTTAGCCGTACAATCCATGAAAACGGAATAACTTCTCAGCGCCCTGGGAAGAAACATGGATGATAGTGAAGGATCGTAAATATCCGCATTTGACGGAACACCAAATAAATTATTGGTGTAACACGGAATTTCGAATTCGATACCTGAATTGGTGTAAGGGGCGAATTGAGTTGCTCCTCGAATACCAGTTATATTACTGGCTCCCACTAATGAGAATCCCGGAGTAGGGACCCCAATGGGAGAATCGAGTTGTACGCTCATAATAGCCATCATCGCTGGTGCATGCCCCGTGATTCGAACTCGCTTTCTAAATCCCCCACGCATTCCTAAGTAGGAAGGACGGAGAAAGGAAAGAAGACTGACAGTCGAGCTATCCGCAGTGGTGCCTGACGGCGACGGCAAAAGTTGCGGAACGATAGTCGGACGATATACAACGAAATCGCCGACGTTATAGCTCGAAACGACAAGTGTCTTAACATCTGTCTGGGTGAATCGCTTAAGAAGGGACCTGAACGAAAAAACCCTCTCTCCGTAGTGTAGTTGAGCTGCCCTAACCGAGTCAGACCCGATGTCGACCAAATCAATACAAGGTCCGTCCATTTGGGTGCTTGAATCACCTTGAGTGACCCTCTTTGGTAACAACGATTGATCGGGATAAGCGAATTCAATATCGTCACTCGAAACAGTGACCGCATAGTCAACGGCGTAGCCTGAAGGACCAACTAGATTGGTGATAGGGACCAAAGCGACCCAACCATTAGCATAGTTGCGCATAACACTAGCGGCGCTAGCACTACTAATACTATATTGGGAAACTGTATCTGGAGCACACTCTTGATAATACCTTGGTTGAGCCCATTTAATGCACACACTGACCTCAGTTGTTGTCTGCAAATCAATTATTGCAAGATAATTCTTGTTTAAAGACAATCCTGCAGAAATGAGGGAAAATTGATCGCAATTGGGTTCATAAAAAACAGCTATCTTACCCCTATGAAAGGAGGTGGGATAGAAAGTAAAGGTGAGTTTAATAGAACCACGCCATGCTTGAAAAGGAATTGAGGCGTAATGCAGGGCGGTAGGCTGAACGTATTGGTTCGTGCCACTGGTGTATCGTCTATGCATCTGGGGCATCACAAAAGCTCGCCAAATTGGAGACATTGGGGATGAAGAATAGCTCCATGTCTGTAGGTCTAGGAGAGACTCGCGCTTGGCTATGGTAGCAATGACCATATCATCATCAACAGTTCCACAAATTCTCGGATCAACGGTGAGCTCCTGTTTAGGATCCATTGTAATACGATGTCCCGTATCATATCCTATCAAATTAGCAGAATTCTGAAAAGGTTCAGGTCTAATACGACTAGGCTGGGTAGTCATGACTGGCATAGACCAACCAAACAAAGAAGCCATCCTGGAAACTGTCCCCAAAGCAATTGCACTAGCTTTCGCGAATGGAGCAATAGTTGGAATAGCTGAGAGAGCCATGGCTGCTGTGCTTGCTGCCCCGGCATATTTCTCAACTGGACCGGTCTTCCTCTCATCACTATCACCTTGAGTCGTAATCGCCATGACACTCGCCGTTGGTGGACCCAACTCAACATCCTCTAACCATCCGTAGAGATAGTAATAAGGATCGGTAGCTCCACTTGTTGCCGATATGCCATTCAATACACCAATAACAAGTTGGCCCAAAGGTGTGATGTCATCAATCTCTGCTGCATCTGAAAGAGCAGAAGGACTCGCATTGTATAGGCGAGCCGCGGGATTGGGGGCAATAAATGGGACTGTCATTTCGTAAGGCTTATTCAGGCGTATGTCAAGTTTCATAGCTCCTGGTACTTGGGACAACCACTTGGAAAAGTTATTACCCTTGCTTCCTGTATTGACGTACATGTTGTAGACAGCATTGGTTGTGTGCAGAGGTACGTAACTGACAAGAAGAGACCCTTTGTGATAAGGGGTGGCAGCCAAGGTAAGCTTAAGATGGAGATTGGCTCGTATCATCGAGTAATTCCGCAACTTTGCTCTAATGGTCGGATTGGAGAAGTAAAGACTCCAGACATTGTGGAAAAACCTGGTAGACGATGATGTGATGTTGGCAGTCGCCAAAAGCATAGGACGGGAAAAGAAAGAATCCAAATCCTCCCTACTATCCGCGAATATTTTCACATTGCTCATCGCCATAACCATATTGCGAGTGGGGGTGTCTCCATCAACGTCTATCAAAGTGACGTGCTTCTCCTCAGGAACGCTTTCGTGTGGAACAACCTCAGATAATGACTGAGTCACTGCCTGTGGAAGCTGAGTTCTACGCTTGCCTAGAGAAAGGATTCCAATTGAATGTTGTAATGACAATATTTCTGAATGAACGTAGAGAGCTTTGTCAACTCTATCACGCACGTCACTCTTGCAAAAATATGCCTCGGAAGCTTTTAAGATACGAGCAGACTCGACATCCATAACTTCCTTCGCCATTTGCTTGAATGAACTAAGCTTTAGATTCAACTCATACATGGCATTGTCGTACTCAACATCAAGGGAAATTTCTGAATTATTCTCCTTTTCATCAGAGTCGCTTTGAGTAAACGCTTCTAAGGAAAACAAATCCTTCCATCCAAATCCCTTCCAAAATCTAGGTTTCTCATCACAGGGTAACGATCCACCTTCACACCATTCCTGATGTTTCAAGAGGGAGTCATGAATGCTGGATGCATCAGGAATTTTCGCTAGAACGACATCCTTATCAACCCTGAGCCACTCAGCGATATCTTGTGCCAAGTGGAAACGGATCGATTCAACCTCGTTTGGCGGGAGATGGAAAAGCAGCTCTCGCAAGGCACTACTCGTGGTACTGATGATCTGATTACCAAGGGTCTCATGTTTGGAAGGCAAAACCCAATTCAAACTACGCTTAATGGAATCGACGGCAAGAGCAGCCACTACGTGATCTCCAAACCACGCGCGTCTGTGCCAAGTTCTCTTGAGAAAACTGGCTTCAGTAGGGTGAACGAACTTAGACAATTTTCCGTCTTTGGCCGCACTAGTGAATTCCATAGAGGTATTCTCCTTAACAAACTTCGCGTAGGCGAGATTGTTCATGAAATCTTGGTGTTCATCTTTCACGGCCACCAACACATCGTCCCCATATATAAGGGGGCAACAGTTGTCAAAAAAGGTACCTCTATCATTAGAAGTGTACCAATACGCCATGAGAAGCATCAAACCCCGAAGAGAATTATCTTCCGCAGTCCCGTATTTGCCTGAAGGCTGGTAACCAGGTACGACAAACAAGTCTCTATTAACCGAGATATACGGATAAATCTGGTCAGTAAGAACTCCCGCGAGCATGCGCAAAGCCTCATCATTATATCCCATTCTCTGGCATAGTTTGTAAATGAGTGACGCCGATGCAATAGCCAATTCAACTGGCATAGCAAGGTCATAACCACTGTAATCTCCCTCCATCCATTTCTGCGAAAAAGAGATAAGTTTGTTCCACAGACCTTCAGCTTGAGTATGCATATTGACCCCTATTGCAATACCAAAGTTGTGACCAACTTCCACAATAGCGGAGTACATGGGAGCCAAAAACATGCGCTGGACCAAAAGACTCGGAAACGAAGAGGTACAAAAAACGCGTGTTTTACCTTTCAACACTTTCTCCATCAATCGTGGTTCGTCTTTCAACTGACACTCAAAAATGGTTGGCACATAGTCATCCTTTGAAAGAGCATGCAAGAGAATATCAACATCCCTCTGAACCTTATTTGAAAGGCGGGCTTGAGGCTGATCACCTTCGACGTAGGGTCTCTTGTTTCCAGGATAACCAAAACCACCTGCAGTGCTCAGATCAATTTTCCTTACATACACATCGCTAGGGATGCCATTCAAAGCTTGAACAGCTGTTAACGGAGCCCATTTTCCATGCTGATCAGCGGGAATAACGCTGACGAACCTCTCAACGAGTTCGTCAATGATCGGTTGGAACCTTGACAATGGAAAACTCTTCTTATTGATGGCTACTTTCTCGAGAAAATTGTTATAGGGATTAACATACTTCCCGCGCAACAAAGTGGGTTTCATAACTGGAGGAAGGTATAAGGAAAAAATAGTCCTGGGGAAATACTTGTCAAATAAAGAATCGACTTGCTTAGTTATAGGACTAGCTACTAGTTCGGAATTCTTATTCATAAGTACAGGACCCTTTAGTTTCCCATAATATTCTATAGATCGCAACTCCAGGTAATGGAGAGGAGATTTCATGAGAGGAGCCTCCAATTGAATTGAGGTGTCAGCATGAGATGCTACAGGCAAAATCGAAGCCCATCGGAGATTCAGTTCAGAGATTGCTCTCATAATCTGCTCCCTCGAGAACCTCGGCCCAAATGAATATTGAGTAGGCTCCGCAGCAGCACCATGGATACCAATAAGGTAATCGCCCCCTCCAATCTTACATGTCAAGGGAAGTCCGCAATTGCCTCCTTTGTTTCCATCCCACTCATACATGACGGCATCGTCCAGCAAGATGTCTCCAACATGCTTATCATACAATTTGACGTGAGTCGAAGTAAACCTCGTTGGAGTGAGGGCGACGAATCCCTCAGCGAAGTCAGTATCAAGACCATCATTTAGTGAGTTTGTCAAATCGAGAAATTTCCTACACGGAACGCGAAGCATAACCACATCGTTTGAGACATCAACAACATCTTCCTTGCAGAAGGCAAATTCTTGATACTTCGAATCATCTTTCTCGAAAGAGGCGTAGATCCTAATGGATCCTTCTTCCTTACCACAAAAAAAGATGTTTGTTCGTGATCATGTATTGGCCTTTGATGCCAAGTGCATATGCTCGATTAACAATCCCAGTATGAGTGGAGAAATAAACGACATTCTTCATAGCGCGCTTGGCAAAATCATTCAGGTCTTGGGTAGATGTAGATAAGACATGTCTACGGTCCCAAATGTTATAAGACTGTGTAAGAGCATTTTTAGTACGAGAAAGTTGCAATCCTGCACCAATCTTCTCTTCAACCTCTTCAATCTTAGTATTGAAAGGACCCTCCAATTTACCATCGGAGGAGACCTCGACCTTGACATCACCTTGAGATTGGATAGGAAGTTCTTACTTGGCCTTCTTCGGCTTAAGTACGAAAACTTTCGTCAACTTATCATCTTCTTGCTTGGAAAATACTTCCTTGAGGAGAGCGCCGGATGCCAAAAACGTGGATGCGGCTAGGAACCAAATAAGATAATTACTTCCTGCCTTACCTATGTCACTTTCTAGCATCTTCTTGGAAAACATCCCCGTGAAACTGTTGTAGCACGAGCGCATCTTATGGATTGAGTGAGAAATACTCGTTCCAAAAGTGCGACCCGTGAAATACAAGTAACACAGATATAGCAGGAGAAAGTCAAATACCTTAACGAACCACCACAAAGTGGTAAGACCCATCTTGCCAAACAAAGTCGTGCAGTAACCCGAGAAATACGCATACACGCACACAAAGAAAAGAATACTCGGATGCGTATCAG